CTGTCACATTGATAGGTTGTCCAGCAGTTGCTGTGATTTTGAAGTGCTCTGGCGCCCACTCAAGGATGGCCCTGTCAAACCACCCAAACTTGTCGGCAAGGGTGTAACCGCCGCCAATAGCTGCAATGCTGGCTGCAACTGCTCCAATGGCTTTGGTGACGTCAATCATTTGTCTTTCCTATTAAAAATTTCAAACAGGCTCTTGACCTTTTCTTCCAACACGGCAATCTTAATATCCATCTTCGCAAGCACAATAATCAGCGTTATGAGCGCCAGCAGCATGGGCCAGCCCTTTGCCAATGCCTCCAGAAATTCCACACTACAACCCCAGCAATTTCTTGGCAAACTCGCCAGCAACCCCTGGTCCGAACAGCACTGCAGCAATTGTGATGTACAGCAATACCTCGATTGTCTTCATGCGCTTTGAGCCATTTTCAAAACTTCTCTGAATGCCCTCGTAGCGCTGGGCGCAGATGGCTTCGTGAGTAGACAATTTGGCCTCAGTCTCGCTGATCATCTTCTCGCCAGACATTTCAAAGACCTTGGCCTGGCGTGATGTAGACAGTGGCCGCTGCGCTGGATAGACCGCTGAAGTAGGTGTTTGCGTTGAAACGCAGAATCTCTACGGCACCAGGAACCAGCACGATGGCTCCAGTTGGGTTGCCAGCAGTCGGTGCCACAGCCGCTGCTGTAGCCTCTGCTGCGCCCATTGCAGTGCCCAAAAACACGGTCGTGGTGCCTGCGTTGATGAAGCGATACTGGCCAGCATTCTGCGGGTCAAACTTCTCGTAGACGGGCGCTTGGATGCCAGTAGGTGCTGATGTGGTTGCTGCCACCACAATGGTTTTGCCAAGTGGTGAGAATGCAATTTGTGAATTGTTAGCCATGTTTGTCTTTCAAGGTTATTCAGCGGATCGTGTTTTCTAATATGATATTTCTTTACGGGTGTGATGATTTATACGCATCAAATTCAGCTTTTAGTTCTTGGATGGCTTTAACTAAAGCAGGAATAATTTTTGTTTCCGTAATCTTTAATTTGTCAGCCATTTCATCATCAGCAATCAAAAATTTCCTGTCTTCAGCCCCTGCTGCTTTTTCTGCCAAAATGATCTCTTGGGCAATAAATCCCAACGTATATTTTTGATCTTTGCGAGAACCATCTTTTGAAAATTCCGCAATGTTTCCGTCAGTGTCTGTTTCTTTGTACCTATCACGGTCATCGCGTTTATATACGACAGGGCGTAAAGATTGGACAAAAGACAAACCATAGGGTGAATCTTTAACATCAGTCTTATCGCGTTCATCAGAAACCACAGTCCATGCCACTTGAATGTAGGCATTTGTAACAGCAGTTGATCCAACAACAACACGATTGTCTTCAGTTGTTACGCTAAAAACAGGGGCGTTATTACCGGCTGCGGTCAATGTTCCTAAAATTACGTTTCCAGCGCCGGTTGTGACATTGAAGCCAGACGATCTACCAATTGCCGTGTTGTTACTGCTTAATGCGTTATACAAAGACAATGCACCATAAGCCGCATTGTCAAATCCAGTTTGATTTAGGTATAAAGACTGGAAGCCTGATGATGTGTTTGCATAACCAGTAGTGGCGTTAAATAGTGCGTATGCACCGAGCGCCGTATTGTTTTCAGAAGTAGTGGCCGCATAAAGTGCGTTCATTCCAAAAGCGGAATTGTTATCGCCTGTTGTGTTGGTGTACAAAGTATTCTTGCCACAGCCCGTATTTTGAAAGCCTCCAAGAGTTCCTTGCAAAGAGTCACTTCCAACGGCTGTGTTGAAATACCCATCTTGGGATGCGTAAAGCGCCCTTGCGCCAATTGCCGTATTGCCAGCAGCGGCAACATTTGATAAAGAATAACCAGCAGTAAATCCAATGCCAGTATTGGAATAATTGGTTGCCGTGTTTCTTAAGGCAGCATATCCCACGCCCGTGTTGCGATAGCCTGTCGTGTTAAAAACAAGGGCTTCATTGCCAAAAGCGGAATTGTAAAGGCCAGCATCCCCACCAGTAGGAGTAGCGCCAGGCATAGCGCCTGGGCCGTAAATCGTATTTGTTTGGCTTGATCCAACGCCATTAGAAACAATGTATTGAACCGCGCCGCCAGTAATGCCCACAATGCCTTCTGTAAAAAAATTTCCAACAACAGTGCCACTAATTGCATAAGTGCCAGGCGGCACATAAACAGGCTTAAAAACAGTTTGATCCGCAACAGTGTAAGAGCCAGAAGCCGCTTTAGCCGCATTAAATGCAGCAGTGTTATTTGCGGCAGTTTCAGATGTGCTTGCGCCGTAGTCAACTACGTTAACTGGCGCACCCTCAATCATTGAATAACTTACTTTTGTTAAAGACATATTATTCCTTTAACCTTGCAACTGTTTGTCTGTTGGTTTAACCAAAGTAAGGTGATTCCATTCTTTAATGTAGTCACCTTTGCCGTCACTATCATTTTGAAGGGCAATTGTCCCTTCTGGCGCAAAATCCTTAATTGTTAACTCAGGATAAATTCTTTTGATTTGTTCGTATAACATTATGCACCCCTTACTAATGAACCCGAGAAATTACTAGCTGAATATACAATGCAATTAGTAGCCGCTACAACTTGTAGATAGACTTCAAGATAATCCGTAGAGCCATTCATGCTAACTAGTTGTGGAAGAGTTATACCAACTTCAGAACCCGCACCAGTTTGCCGTCTAATAGGCGCAAGATATTGCGCCCCATTTTTGTAAAGTCTTAAAAGCACATCTTGCGTTCCAACACCTGCATCAGCCAAATCCAACGCAACATTAATTTGATAGTAGCCAGCCACAGTGGGTGTAAAACGATAGTTGGTAGTGTTATCGTAATTTGAGTTTGTATCAAATTGTTCTGTGTTAAATGTCAACTTGGTAGTTGTTGAAGCAGTGACAGTTTGATTTGTTGACAATGAAGCACTAAATGCGGGGATGGTCGTAACGCCTGTACCGCCGTTAGCAACGGGCAAGACGCCTGTAATCTGACTGACGTTGATAATATTGATAACTGTTTTTAACATTCTGGTTCTCCTTAGAACACAAATTCAATGATTGAAGTGTCAGGCGGGGCTTCGGTAAACGTCACATTACCGCCAGCAAACGTGTAGGTGTTCTGATTCTGATACACGCCATTGATAAAAATAGCCGATGGCCCAGACGACACGGGAAAAATTGTCTGCACGCCATCGCCAGTGGCATTGCTTACCACAGAGCCGCCGCTGAAAGCATTGTCGTTCAGCGAGGTGTAGACCACGCTGCCCTTGGCATCGAGTACCTGGATGCTGTAATCAGTAATGGTGTAGAAGCGTGTTGGCGTGCCCTGGTAGACCGGATAACCGCCCGAGGTGCGGATGGGCTGGACAGCAGGGATGGCCAGGGAGGAATCCCAGTAGACCGCAATCTGGTTAACCTGGGGGCTTAGGTTGGCTGTGCCGATCCAAATATAGCCATCGTCCAGCGGCTGGCCGTCAGCGCCAGCAAATGCTGGGTAGAGCGGTCTGATTGAGAGTGCGGACATTACTGGTTCTCCTGTGTATCAAGGTTGCCCAGCTTTACGCTTGAGCAGCTCTTCCATTGCTTTGACAGCGTTTTCTTTGTTGATGCCACGCAACTGTTCAGCTTTTTCAGCTAACAATTCTACTGCACGCCTTGCTACACCGCCCCTTGCAATGTCAACACCAGTCTGCATTGCTTCAGCAACTTGGCCCTTCAGCGAGGTCTGTGCGGCTGCGCCAAACATACGATCAAGCTCGTTCACAAAGATGAGTTGGTTTACGATGTCATCGCCCAGTTTCATGCCGTACTTGGTAGAAGTCTGATTGGCTTGGTCAAGAGCATCTATCAGGTTGGCCCGTGTTCCGTAGTTGCTGGTCAGCTTACGCATGGCTGTGCCAAGGGCTTTATTAGCGTTCTCTGAATCAAAATTAATATTCGTGCCAGCAGCTTTTTGCAAGTCATCTAGCGCAGTGATGGTGTCTGCATACTTTTCATTAGCAGATTTATAAACAGGAAATTGCTCGCCAAGAGTTTGATTTAAATTGCGGCGCAAGCCTTTAACAGCCCTTTCCGCTTCAGCAGTCAAGGGGTTGCTTAAATTACGTTTGCCATAGTCAACTTGTGTATCAATAAAACGCTTTGCATCATGGACTCCCAATGCGTCTGGTGCATCTGTTTTGCTTAATCTTTTGAGAACAATATTAAGCAATTTTTCACCCGCTACATCTCCCTCAATCCTTGAGCCAGCCAGGTTTGCTTTGGCAACACCAGATTGGTCAAGTTCAACTTTAACGCCGATCTTGCCCAGGTCATCAATAAATGAATTTATAGCAGAATCATAGTCAACGGCTTGGCCGCGCAGCCTGCTTTGTGCAATGCGGTCAATGGCTTTGCCGGATGACTTATTTGCCTTGTCAAGGAAATCAATCCGAGCCTGCACAGTGTCACCCAAAATATCAGCAGATCGGTTTAAGGTACGAAACGTCTCACTCTTTTCACCCATCTTGAAGATGTTGAGCATCTTGGTCATGGCCTGACGATCTTTGTCAGATGCAGCCTTGATGCTGGCAATCGTGCCATCTTTCCAGCCCTGCTTAATGGCATCCACCGCTTGATTGTCAGGAACAGCTTGCGTGCCTGAAATACGGAAGTTCACAACTTCAGTTGAGTCTGGCGCTTTCTGTATTTGATTTTTGATTAATTGCTGGCTTTGTGGATCAATTTTCTCGCCAACAGTTGCCACAATGCTTTGCAAAGATTCTTTGGTTGTTGGTGCAGCATTAGGTTGGGTATAACCAAGACGGAGCTGTTCAATAGTTGTTGGCTCAAGACGTTCACGGATACCTGCGCCGGGTGGGGCGACTTGTTTTGCTACTTGCTGAGTCACCGCCCTGGTTGCTGCCGGTATAGATGGCACAAAAGCACCGCCGATGGTTGCCGCAATCTGCCCAAGAGGGCCAGCACCAGCTTCTTTTGCAAGACCGCCAGCAGCGCCAGCCGTGCCACCACTCAAAGTTTGCAGTCCTGGTGTTGTTGCCATTAACTGACCAACCCCACGGGCGACTGGCCCTGTTGCAGCAGCTTCAACGGCTTTGCCTAAAGCAACCCCGCCAGCGCCACCGCTTGCACCAGCCGCTGCGGTTTGCATGATCCGTTCTGCCGCTGTGCGAGGTTGTGCTACACCGACACGGGTGAGCAAGTCTTCCATTGCATCGGTTGGCAATGTGTATTTTGTTCCAAATAGACTATTGATTGAGCTGACAATTGGGTCACCAACCATCCCCGCAAGGGTTGCAGCGCCTGCGCCTGCAATGGCACCTGGTATTGCACCAACACCAGCAAATGGAGCGCCCATAGCAGCGCCAGCAAGCGCCCCAGCAGCAGGCAATGCTAATCCCCTGGTGGCTGCTCCAGCAAGCCCTGTGGCTGTTGTAGATGGTACTTGTTCAACGCCGCCATATTGAGCCGCAAGAGCCGAAAGATCAGCAGGATTTTGCCCAACTTGTCTTTGACCGCCGCCCAAAATGTCAAACGCTGTATCAGTCGGTGCAGATGGCGTTACAAGTACACCGCCAAATTGTTTTGCAAGTGCTTCGTAATCCATTATCTAATCCCTGCTGCTCTTTTAAAAGCGTCAGCGCTAGCTTGATTTGGAAATTTCATTGTTGATCCATTTGGCGTGGTAACAGTTACTTCCTGTCTTGCTGGCACATCTAATGGCATTGCTGGTATACCTGCACGAGCTCCAAGATTTATTCTTGCTATTTCCATCAACCTAACTGCTTCTTTGACATTTTCAATAAGTCTGGCCGGAGACTGTTTCAAGCTCAAGTTTTGCACAGATGCTTGCAATTTATCGCCTTCTTTTTCAGAGAGAGCGCCAGTTCCTTTGATTTTTGGTATTTGAGCAATAAATACTTGTGATCCAAGAGTTTCAACCAATGATTCAAAATCGGAAACATCTGCGCTAGTAGTTGGCAATCTTGATGCTATCGGGCCAGTTGCAGATTCAATAATGTTTTTTGGTGTCTGCATGATTCGTTCAGCAGTGTTTAGGAAATTGTCAATATCTGCCACTTGACTGGTGAATGTTGCTTTTTGCTCTCTCTCAGTCGCAGCACGCTTTTCTTTTGCCTCATCAATTTTTTGCTGCAACTCTAAACGCTTCAAAGTATTTGTTTCTTTGGCTTGTGCTGCTTGGAGTGCAGCAATACGGGCATTTTCTTTGGCAATTATTATGTCTTGTTCTGTTTTACGAAAACCCAACTTAATTTCTTGTTCCTTAAATTGTGCTTCAATACGTGATTTTTCTGCGTCTGCTGTTGCACGTTTTGCATCAGCGGCAGCTTTTTCGTCTGCATTTTTGGCAGTGGCCTGAGCCGTTTTTGCATCGGCAACGGCTTTATCTGCTTCTGCCCTTGCTTTAATCAATTCGCTTGGTGCTTTTTCCGCAGCTCTGGCTTCCCCACCTACACTTGCGGCAGTTAATGCCCTTTCCTTTGCACCCTGTGCAACTCTCAACTCTTGCTCTGCTGCTAGTTGAGCAGGAGTGCCTGCTGTTTCTAAAACTTTTTTCTCAGCATCGGCAACGGCTGCGTCTGCCTTGGCAATAGTTTCTCTAAGTTCTGGAGCAAATTTAGTTAGTTTCCTAGCTTCTTCACCCTCGCTTGCAGCAGTCAGGGCACGTTGCTGTGCAGCTTGTGCAACCCTCAATTCTTGCTCTGCTAGTAAGCGAGAAGGGGTGTCTGCTGTTTCTAAAACTTTTTTCTGTGCATCCGCTACAGCTGCACTTGCATCGGCAACGGCTTTTTCCAGTGTTGGTTTTGCTAGTGCTTCTGTTCTGATAATTGAAAGCGCTTTGTCAGCATTCTCAAGAAATTCTTTGCCGCCAGGCAGTCTTGCCATGTACAAGCCAATGGTTGCCTGCGCCCCTGTTGGGTTTATGTCAATTAGCTTGATGGAGTCTTCAGTGGCCTTAGCTTCATCTTCGCGCCCAGCGTTTCGTAACGCAATAGCTTTATCTGTTAGCTTTTGTTTTGCAACAGGAAGATTACCTGCTTTAATGGCTGAATAAACTTCACCGCCCATACGCAAATCATTTTGTTGTTGCTCTTTGGTTTTTCTTTCAAAACCCTGCGTCACAATTGCTGCTTGATCCTTGGGCAAAAAGGCTATTGCACGCTCATAATCTGCGGCATTTGCCTTCGGGTTCTTGAATAAATTTACAAGTTCAGTTTGAGCTGCTTGTGCTTTCTCTCTGGCTTGTTTTGCTGCTTCAATTTCAGCAACTCCAGCGCCAAGTTTGAAGCCGCCAAGTGCTGCCTCAAATGGACTCTGTACATCAACGGCGTAGTTGATTGGTGCTTGGAATGGGTTAATGGTTGCCATGCTGTTGCCTTTTAGAATCCAAAGCCCATGCCAGCCTTACCGCCTGCGCCATATTGGAAACCAAGAATTTGTGCTGGAAGATTAAACAGATTACCATAAGCCCTTGCTTGACCAATTTCACCGCCAGCCTCGGCTGCACCTCGCTGGCCAAGTAGGTTGGCTATGTTTGTACCTTGTGTTCCGTAAATGTTGCCAATATTGGTTCCTGCTGTTGTTCCAGCGGAGCCGACACCGGCTGCTGATGCTTGTCCGATGCGAACCAGTTCGCCTGTAGCCCCCATGCCTGCTGTGGCTAGATTCTGAGCAACTGTGCCGCCTGTTGCCGCCAAACCGCCAAATTGACCAAATTGTTTTTCAATTAGGTCTGACAGAAGTTTTGGCCGAAACTGGCCAAGTGCGGCTTGGATGTTGCCACCACGTAGACCACCAGTGGCCGATGCACGCTGTAGCAATGCTCCCTCGCCTTGCTCGGCCAGGGCTTTGAATTGCTCGCCGCCACTGATGCGTTGAATAGCCGCACGCTCTGCCTCTGGACCTCTAAGCCCAAGCAAGGCTTGCTGCTGCTCAAGTGCTGGTGCGCCAGCCTGTGCAAATTGCTGGAGTGTTGGCAATGCACCTGCGCCAGCAGCTTGGTATGGTGCATAAGCCCCAAGCGCTCCTTGTCCAGCAGCAACATACGGCTGCAATATTTTCTGCAGTGCATCAAATTGCCTGCGCTGTTCGTCAATGGCAAGTTGCGCTGAAGCGCCCTGTTGAGCAATACCTGCTTGGGCTGCGCCAGCTTGGGTTTCTGCGGCTCTTCCAGCAGCACTTGATTGCATTGAACTACCGATAAGCGAAGCCCCGCCAACAACTAGGGCTGTAAATGGATCAGGCATTGCCGAACTCCTTCATGTAGTCTTCAAATTTCTCGGCATACAACTCCATGACCAAGTGGGCATTCTTTGTGGCAAAGCCAGCGCCATGCGTGAGCGATACAGCCATCAAGATCAGGTCATAGTACCCGGCACGCCAGCCGAATGATTTGGCATCCGCTCGGCCTGCACGCTCGGCCTGGTCAGAGGCTTGCCACTTCAGAATCATTGTTGCCAGCAATGGAATGAGGTGGTGGCTGTTGGTGATAAAAAATTGGTTTTGGTTGATGCCCACCAACGTGTTCCAAATGGTGGCATTGAGGTCTTTGCGCTCTACTGGATCACCATCGGCAACATCGTCAAACACCTGGATTGCGTCAAAAACCATGAGCAGCCACTCTACGGCAGGCGTAGGCAGCATAAAAACCTTTATCAGGTTTTCTCTTAGCCCATCGGTCATGCACAACTCCTCTTGAGGGTGAGCTGCTGGTGGCCCGATAGACTCAGCGGCTCTATTTTCCCACATTTCAGCATTTGGTCAATCCATTTCAGATTCACGATCTTCCCACGCCTGGCAGAGACGCAGGTCGTGGCAGATGAAGTCGAATTTGTTGCAGTAGCCACGGAACCCGGCATCGGTATCCCACTCATTGCGTGGGATGCGCTCCATCTTGGCCTGGGTCATGGTGCTGTTGTCGTAATACTCACAGTTTGAGCACCGACGACGACGAGACTCTTTTTCGTCCACTTTCATGGCCTTGCCCACGGTAACCCAGTAGACCTTATTGGCCGTTGGCTCATTGCTTGGATTCTCGGGGCCAAGCATCCAGTCGTCAATGACAATCTGGGTGTTCTTCTTGTTTTCGGCAGGGGTGATAAACCCTTCGTCCACCGGCAGGCCAGCAAAACCTCTGGGAATCATCATAAATTGTTTCATGGCTGTCCTTTAAGAAGTGATTTCGCGGCCATTGGCTCGGATGGTCAATGAGGTGGCTGCACTGGCTACGGTGCTGATAAACCCGCTTTGTTCGAGCGCCTGGCCGACCAGCTCGGGGAAGGTGTAGGTCTCATCAGGCGCAATGGCGCGGGTTTTCACAATCAGGTTGGATGTGGCTGCACTGCCTGATGCGGTCACCAGGTTGACGCTGATCGTCACATTGCCTGCTGTGGTGTTGGTGGCTGTGAATTTGTCAATGATGGCCTTGCAGTTGGTGGCGGTGTACTGCGTAGTTTGGGCGTTCTCGGCCTGCTTTGCTGGGATCAGCACCTTGATAGATACGGTCATTGGATACCTCCGATATTGTTTGAAACTGTCAGGATTATGGATGGAATGCCTGGGACTGGTGCAGCCGCAGCAAAAGCAGCAAGTTCCACGGATAAATCAGTCACTAAAAACATGATTTCCACATAGTCCCCAGCCTTCAGATCAAAAAAGTAGTTTAGTGCAGCAAATACTTCTGCATTGTTACCCTGCAATCGCAACTGGCTTGCGCTGTCTGCTACATCAACTCCATTTAGTCTGAACCAGATATAAAACTCCGCAGTGCCGCCAGTTGTTTTATCAAGCTGAATCGAAAGTTGGTAGTCGTAGATTCCTTCGGTGTCCACCATCACCCTTGAGGTAGTTGACAAAAACACCCCTTGGCTCAAATCAGTCGTGTTAAACGTGATGGCCTTGGCAGTGTTGATGGTCGTGGCTGTCTGCGTGGTGGTGTCGTAGAACGATCCGTACCGCGAGCGCTTGAACTCCCGTGGCGGAGGTGTCATTTGCAAACCCTCGACCGCAGCTGTTAGTTGAGCCAGTAAAGCCAGCGCCTGATTTGCTTTGTTTTCAGCAACCGCAATGCTGACGGAAGTTTCTTGAGCCAAGATTGCAATTTGACCAAGTGCCAAGGTGGTTTTGCCATCAATAACCGCTTCGCTGACTGCGGTATCTTGAGCCAGTGCGCTGATCTGAGCCAGTGCATTGTTGGCGTTGGCTGCCGCATTGTCTGCCTGATACTCAAAATCAGTGCCGATGATGACTTGTATGGTGTCAACCGTAGAAAACAGCAACTCGAACTGCCTGATCTGTTGCTGGTCGGTCAGGAACGCCGAAAGCTGATCTCGCGTCAGATTGAGTTTGCGGGATGTTGGTGCCGTGGCCATCAGAACGCCAGTGGCTCAATCTGGGCCTCAAGACGGATGAATGACACATGGGCATCGCTGTCGCCACGGAAGCGCTGGATGCGCCAGTTCCTCATATGCCCCTGCTGAAACCACGCCAGGCGCTTGTTGGACCCTATGGTGCCCACGCTGATGCTGCGCTCTTGGCTGTAAGCCTTGCCATCAACGCTGTAGCTGGTGCTGATCTGGGGGTTGGTGCCAATGGCCACGCTGCCGGTGAGACTGACCAGCTCCAGCTCGTTGAAGATGGCCCCATTGCTTTCGTTGTAGACGATCAGCGTGCCAAACTCCCAGCGCACCTGCTCGCCCCAGTGGTAGCCGGTGTCCTGCACAAAGTAGCCGATGGAGGTAGATTGCGGATCGCCCACAAGCCACTTGTCGTAAGCCCAGACGATGTTGCGTGCGCGGTACTGTGCAAAGCCTGCCAAAGTGGTGGTCAGGGTAAACCAGACCTGCTCGCCCAGTGCCTCAGATGCCGAGGCGTCATAGACCACAGTGCGGTCTGGCAAGTGGACGTAGAGGTGCTGATGCGCCTTGTCGTTGCGTGCTTCGAGCTTGACCGTGGTCAACTGCGCCTCGGTGTAGTTCAGCAGCAGGTTGTCGATCTCCTGCGTGCTGATTTTCTGGGTGGTTGCGGCTGCGCCAACATAGATGCCGGGCGCTTCGTTGCGGCCACCGCCCAAGAAAGCAATGGCCTGGATGAAGACGCAGCAGGCTTGCGTGCCGACGACACCCTTTTGGATTTGAGCGCCCTCGATGCGTGCAAAGGGAAACAGGTCGCCACCCACGTTGTCAAACACCTCAATGGTGTTGCGGTTCATTGCATAGACTTCGTTTCGCAGTTTGAGCAGCGCCACCACGGGGTCTGGGTCGGCCTCTGAGCTGCCGTACTTGAACGGATCAACAGCCAGCGGGTTAGTCAACTCGGTGACGATCAGAAACTCGCCATCGGTGGTCATAAAGTAGCCGTCCACCCAGACCACATCCAGCACGATGCCCAGGTCAGGGTCTGTGTTTTGAGTGAGTGTTGATGCAACTGGGTCCCAAAAGTACAACCTGGTGCCCGATGCAATGGCCAGCAGATCAAAGCTGTAGTCAAAGGTCACCAACTGGGTTATAGGCCCACCTACATCGCCCAGGATGGTCACAGCGCCGTTGCTGGCCACCTCGACTAGCTTGGTGCCCATCACTCGGTAGCAGTCGCCTCGCCAGTTGATGCCACCGCGGTCGATGCCTGGGCCTGTGCCGTTGGCCACAATGCCGTCTCCTGGGCGCAGGAATCCGTTGCTGATGCCAGACTTGATGGGCACCGGCACCATGTTGACAGGGTAGCTGGTGCGCAGCTCTGGCGTGGTGTCAGCGTAGCTGCCGTTCCAGTTGGGTATCTGCATCCCTTAGCCTTGTTTCGCGCTGAGATTTTCTTTGCCTTGGCCTGTGCGTCCGCTTTAGATGATGCGCCCCATGCCTTCAAACTCAACAGCAGACGGGTTGGTTCACCGTTCTTGTACTCAGGGCCAGGATTGCCACCCATACGGGCCAGGAAGGATGCCCTGCGCGGATTGTCGCCAGACTTGACAGGTGGCTTCAAATTCATGCCCTCAGCCTTTGCCGCAGCCCTGCCCCTGGCATTCAATCCACCCTTTGGATTTTGGCCTTCTTTTCGGGCGTAGGCTGGGGATTTCATTACGCAGCTACAGCCTTGATGACGGCAAAGTTGAAAACCGGTTGCTCAGTTGTTGTACCAACAAGTGAAAAGAATGAAACTCGGAAACTACCTGCTGCCACTGCGGTAATGGCTATTTCATATAAATCAGTGCCTGATTTTTGATTGATAATGATTACATCGGTTGCGGCAACTGTGCTATTTAAAACTGTAAAAGATGCAAGAGTAGGTGATCCTGCTGCACTCACCAAAGTGATAGACCCGGTTGTTTTGTCCAGCGTCACTCCTGTGGTGCGGCTGGTTCCTTGAGTTACAGCACCGCCAGCACCAGTTGCGTAGCCTATGCCTGCCGTGCTGTAGTTAACCAAAACACTATTACTGACCGTTACAGCCGCATTTATTGTCAGAGTTTGATTTACTGCTGTGGCGTTGAACGTGCCATACATCAGCGAACTTGCTTTATCTCCTGCGGTGTTGGTGCGGTCTTGATTGTTAATATAGAAAGCGTTTGAGCCTGTCTCATAATTTCCAGCGTAGTAGCCCAGTGCTACGTTGCCATTTCCGTTAATTTGTGACCCAAGTGCAGACAAACCCACGGCGGTGTTGTAATCCCCACCAGAATTTGCATACAGTGCTAACGCCCCCACTGCCGTATTTTCTACGCCATTGGTATTTGTTTTTAATGCTTGATAACCGCCTGCAAAATTGTATTCCCCAACTAAATTCGCAAGCAGGGTTTGATAGCCCACGCCGACATTGGAATTCCCGGTGGTGTTGACTTTAAGAACTTCAAAACCCAGCGCCGTGTTTGTGGCAACTGCGGCAAGGCCCAAACCTACTGTCATGCCCTGCACAACTGCACCGCCTGTCAGCGTGGATAAACCTACCACGCTAAGGGTTGTGCCGATAGACGCTGAACCACTCAGAACAAGACTTGTGCCTGTAATGACTGGATTAAAGTAAAAGTTATTGACAATATTGTACCAACTGTTGGTCGCCAAATAGTAGCGATACCGAACAGCAGCTTCAGCAGGAAGGGTAGAGAGGCCACCGAAGATTGCAGTTGCGCCATTCAGCGCAATGGTGAACGCTGTGATTGTTTGGGTGCTGGTTATCAGCACTTCAGTGCCATCTGGTACGCCAGTATTCAGCGGCAGGGTGACGGTGCCGGTGGCCAGTGTGCCAGCAGGCTGGATGAGCATCCACTGCTGCTCGGCCACGGGCGTGGGCACCGTGATGTTGAAGCCTGCCCCTGGCGTGTACAGGTTGGTCGATACGGTTGGGGCTGCGAATGAGGTTTGGAAGTAGTCGAGCAGCGTGTTGACCGACATCTTGCGAGCATCGCCGTTGTTTTGATCGTAGACCGGAATCTGGGCAGACCCATTGACCTGGCTGATGCTGGCGAGTTGGTTGATTGTTGGCATGTTGGCTCCTCAATTGAATTCAAGTGGTCCGTCTTGGCCGGCAAGAACTGGATCGTATGGTCTGCGAATGAATGGATCGTCGTAGACGCGCCACGGTTTGTTGCCTGCTCCTGCTGGCATGGTGCCTGGGAGTTGTTGTTCGACCGGCATGGCTGCGCGGGATAACAGGGTGTTGTAGGATTCTTTGGCTGTCATCTTGGTGTCGGCCATGACCTGCTTGCCGTAGGACGGGGCCAGCTTGACGCCAAGGTTGGTGTAGATGGCCTCGTTGGAGCTGTCGGGCACGTTGGTCTGCTCGTCCAGGTCGCTGTCCTGGGGGCTGTTTGGCAACGGGTAGCCCAAGCGGATGCCCAGAGCGTTCCAGGCTGCCAGCATGGTGTCAAGCCTACGCAGGGCCGACTGCAGTTGCTCAGGGGTCAGGTCAAAAACGTAGGATGCCAGGCCAATCTCTTCAAAAGCCTGCGTGACAAATTGGCGCTTTGTCCATCCCATGTCATTCTCCTGTGGTCGGGTCGGTGAGTCTGTCCTGGATCAATTGTCCCAGTTTTTTGTCCCTTGTGCGACCATCAAAGCGAATCTTGAGTTCTGTAGCCTTGGCCTCCAGCTCAGCACGGGTTGGCGGTGCGTCCTCAATGACCGGCACTAGCACTGGCTGCTTCCAGCCCAGGGGCTTGGATGGCTTGCGCTTCTTGGTCTTTTTGGCCTTCGCCTTGAGCCGCCATTCTGCAATCTTCTTAGGTGTCGTGGCCTTGTCGCCAGCGGCTGTAATGGCCTCAGCGGACGATGCGAACCAGCCTGCCGACAGTTTGGCATCAAGTTCTTCCTGCGTGTTGATGCCGACAATCCGGTAAGTGCCGCCGCCTGGCTTCTTGTGTGGGCCAGGGCTTTGGTAAAGCATTGCAGGGAGGTCAATCATTTCTTGGGCTTTGCAGGGGCTTTGCTGGGCTTGCCAGCCTTCATTGCGGCTTTCCGTGCCGTGGATAGCGCTACAGCAACGGCCTGTTTCTGGGGCATTCCTGCCTTCATCTCTTTGCCGATGTTTTTGCCGATGGACTTGCTTGAATAACCTTTAGTCAGTGGCATGATATTTTCTCCTGTTTGCGTTTCTCACGGGCCAGTTGCATAGATGCCAGGCGCTTTTCCCTGATAGCAGGGTTTTGCCATGAGCTTGCTGTTTTACTTGCGATTTTCTGCTTTGTGCTGTCTTCAAACAATATGCGTTTTCGAGCTTTGGCCGAATCGCTCATCTTGGCACGGGTTTCTGGCGTTCTATCATAGGCTGCTAGTTTTTGCTTTGTCTCTTCAGACATAGAATAACCAGCCTTTTTGCGTTTCTCCCAAACATCTTTGATGAATTCAGATCGTTTGGAGCGTTTTTCATCTGTCCATGTTGCTTTAAGACCATCGGAAACCTTCTTTTGGTATTCCTTATCCTTCCAGCGCTCTGTTGATGCTTCAACCCATGAAGAAACGTCAGCATACTTCCGGCCTGTAGCCTTTGCAGCAATCTTCGCAGCAACTTCTGGATTCTTGGATGGGGCGGATTCACCGCCATAGGCAACGTTGTACCCTTGTGGAGCCAATGTGCCTATAGCGATGATCGCCGCCTTTTCCGCCGCGTGCAATTCAATTTGCGTCTCAAACTCAGCAATCACCGTAATTGCAGGCTCGCCATACTTGCGCCACGCACAATGTGCAGGAAGCTGACTGCCACTTTTGACAGACCGCTTGTGCTGCGCGATGCGTGTGTTCATATTGCGTGCTGTTTGCCCGATGTATGCTTTGCCAGATTCAAAAACCAACTTGTAAAGGATGTACATATCATGCTCCTGATTTAACTCAAGAGCATGATACTACATAAAGCGGTATTATCCTATTCAATTATTGATTAAAAAGTAGGATTCCGCTCATTTCTGGTTGTTTATTTACAACACCGAAGAGCGTGTCGAGACGGTACTTGATGACCATGCTGTCGATGTCGTAGAACTTCTGCATGACCAATTCCACACCCTGGTCGGTACTTGCACGCATCACTGCGGTGCCAGCATCAACTGGAATGGCGTAGCGGCCAGGCAGGATTTCCAGCGCATCTTTCTGCCAGAACACGTTGATCGACGCAGCACCGGTGTTGAGCCAGTTGATTGGCGCAGCACCGGAAGCAGCTGTGATTTCGCAGTTTTGGTACTGAATCTCAGCATCGGTCGGTGCGGTAACAGCCGAGATGATCGGAGGGCTAATCACCATCTGAGTGCCGTTGGTGATGCTGATGACCCGGAAGGTCTTCAGTTCGCCAGTGGACTGTTTGGTGATGTGATGCACTGCGTCAATGCCATCAATCGTGCACGCATCGCCAGCAACAATTCAAGTCGTGTTGGACACGGTGACAGTTTCGTAGCGGTTGTCCACGTTGATCTGGCCACCCACGGATGTGGAGGTAGCCTCAGGCACGTACTGAGCCTGCGCGGTCGTGGTGTTGATCGTAGTGACTCCACCAGCAGCCGCAGCAATGCGGTTTGCGTAGTCGAATTTGTACGTGTCAAACCCTGCGACCATGCCGACGAAGTTGCGCTCGTAGGCTTTGTCAGACTTAGCGTTGCCAAACGAACGGCTTGCTTGCGACAGATTACCGGCCAGGCCGTTGTAGTCGCGGCTAGACAGACCCAGGAAGCGGTCATAGTCAGGCACGCCCTGCTCGTTCATGATGGTATCGCACAGGGCAATGTCATCATAATCACCGGCAGCAGCAGCAATCGGAACGACCAGCGTGCCTTGGGCGGCTGCGGTGTTCATGATGGCCACGTTGATGTCGGATGCGAGCTTTTGCTTTGCTGACTCGCCCAGACGACCTTCTTGCAGCGCATCGCGCAGATCGAGGGTAGTCATGGTCCAAGGCACGGTTTGGCTAAAGCCAATGGTGCTTGGCACAGACAACTGGGTCATGTTTTTGTAGCTGATCGCATTGCCCGGTGTGCTCGTAATCGACTGTGCGATATAGGGCATCGGACGCCAGATGGTGTCATTAGTCCTGGCCATCTCGGTCTGATTTGTGTTGTAAATCGACACGTGACGCGACAGAACCAGCAAGTCCTGAAAACCTTCCAGGATGTCTTCGAACGCAACGCGCTCTTCTTTTGAAAATGCATTTGCCATGATAGGCTCCTAAATTAAAAAATCATTTGGAAGCTGCTCGCTTCTGCGCTTTGTACTGTACGACTTTCGTCATGTTGCCAGTCTTTTCCGCTTCTGCTCGCAGCCGTTCTAGGGTTGAGTCCACCGCCCCAGAGGATCGTCCGGTGCCGGTCACGATACGCTCGGGGGCGGGTGCTTGCCTGCGGTTGGTAACTTTCAATTCTTTCTCCAGTTTCGCTACCGCGAAGGCAAACTTCACGGGGTCTTTGATCTCGGACAGCTCCTTGGCCTTCTTTGGGTTCTTCCCAAGCGCGTAAATGACCAGCGCGGGGTTATCCGCACCTTGGAGCACCACGCCTTGCTGGGTGACGCTGAAGACTTCCTGGGCCACGGCCTCGGCATCCTCATAGTCTTTGACCCTCAGCTCGGCTCGCGCCTTGCCGTAGCCATCCAGTTTGGCTTGCCATGCTCGATTCTGATTCATAACTTCAGCTTCGTGCCTGGCGTTGGCATCGTCGGCGTGCCGTTTCCGGTCAAACCAATTTGCCAGTGCTACCTCGAATTTCTCGGCATCGTAGTCGTGCTCTTCCAGGCTTGGCTTCTTGCCCAGCACGACCGGATTGATCTCAGTCTGTGCGTTGCTTTGTAGCTTGCCGTGCAGCTCACGATTCTGCCGTTGCAATTCTCGGTTTGTCTTACGCAGCTCGCGCACCCACTCTGGCGCATGAGTCTGTTCTTCGGGAGGTGGCGCTTCCTCACCAATGGATACTACAACTTCGTCCGAATCGTCTGCGTCATTTTCGGTGCCCTGGCCATCGTCCTGGTTGCCAGCGGATTGATACTCGCTGAAAGTTTTCTCAGTGCTTTGGCCTTCGTCCTCAATTACCGCAGTGTTATCGTCCTCGTTATCATCTCCAGTTACTGCCTTTTTGTTCATCTTGACCCCATCAAACTCACCCAATTAGAACGGCTGGGTGGATGCCGTTATTTTGCTGGCGTTGCCATAAAGTTTATCAGACTTTGCTCAAATTGAAAGGTGCCATTATTGATAGCGTCCAGCAATTCCTGGCCATACTTATCAACTGCGGCTTTCTTAATAACATACTCGCCGCCTTGCAGCGCTCCATAACCATCGTCTGGCCCAGGGGCTTGGCCCATTAGATTCTCAGCGTCTACCATGCCGCCTTGGTTGTAGCCCAAGTCAGAGGCTTCAGCAGGACTGCCGCCACTGGTTCCAGTTGCAACACCGCCAGTAAAACCACCACCAGCGCCAATATCAGCGCCAGCAAAGCCGCTACCTGTTGAACTCAGGGCTGGATTTTCTCCAGCATACGGATTAGGCGTTGCCTGCAAATCTTGAACTGGCGCTGGATTCAATTGCACCGCAGAACTAGGCAGAATACTGTTGAACAGAGATTCGACAAAATTATTTGCCTTTGGCGCAGGCATACCCGCATATTGGTCGCCGTACAAGCCTGTGGGGGTTATTCCAGACGTACCAGGTTGCGAACCATAGCCACCAACTTGCAAACCAGTGCCGGGGTCAATCCCGCGGGCTACCGTAGCCTGCTCTGCCACAAAGTTTGGAAACATTGCTTTCTGCGCCATTGTTGCCAAGCCAATACCAAAGGGTGCGTAGCCAATGGCTTTCTGCCCAAACTGGGTCGCTGCTGCCATCCTTGGGTTGTCGCTGTAGTATGCGGCCCTCTCTGCGTTGGACATGGTGTCAAATGCCGTTGGTGCGCGTTCATTACCGCCGCCGCCTGGAATTGCCTGCATGAAGTCCCGGTTGGGCTGTCGTGCAGTGAGCGCCATGGCCCAGCGAGCCAGCTCAGGGAGGCATGGATCAGCCATTTCG